ACACAAATATTTAGAGGAGGAAAAAAATAATGGCTAATAGAAGATTTAACACACAAGTTAAAAAACCAGGCTTTTTAAAAGGCGGTCAAGTTAAACTTGATGCTAATAAAGATGGTAAAATATCTGCAAAAGATTTTGCGCTTTTAAAAAAGAAAAAGAAGAAAAAAGTAAAAAAAGTATAATGAAAAAAATTAAAAATTTTTTTAAAAACTTAATAGAAAAAACACTAGGCAAAAGATGTCTATGCGGGAGAAAAAATGGCAAATAAATATCATACAACTAAAAGTGGACGTAAAGCTAAAAAAGGTTTGTACTACAACATCATGATGAAAAAAAAACGTGGTGGTAAACCTAGAAAACCAGGATCTAAAGGTGCACCTACAGCTAAAGCGTTTAGAAAATCAGCAGAAACAGCTAAAAAAACATAATGAGAAAACAGGATAATATGCCTGCAAGAAATAAGAAAAATTTCAGACCTACAAAGTCTGGAGCAGGTATGACTCAAGCCGGTGTCAAAGCCTACAGAAGAAAAAATCCCGGTTCTAAACTAAAAACAGCGGTGACTGGCAAAGTCAAACCAGGATCTAAAGCTGCAAATCGACGTAAGTCGTACTGTGCAAGAAGCGCAGGCCAAATGAAACAATTTCCTAAGGCTGCAAAAGATCCTAACTCAAGACTAAGACAGGCTCGCAGAAGATGGAAGTGTTAAGTGCAATTAGAAACAGTAATCAATAGACTTTTAAAATATCTATCAAGAAGAAATGAAGAATTGTCAGCAGCCGTTACGTCAGGAGGTATTGACAATATGCAAAAATATAACTATATAATAGGACAGATAACAGCCCTAGAGGCAACTAAACAGGAAATCTCTAACCTGCTAAAAGATAAGGAGCAACATGGAACAGTCATCGACATCAAAGATAAAACTACCGAATAAAGAATTGGTAGGAGTCAAAAAAGAAAAAGATTTTACAGCAGAAGATTCAAATAAACTACCACAGCCGACTGGTTGGAGGATGTTAGTTTTACCTTTCAAAATGAAAGAGAAAACTAAAGGCGGGTTAATACTTGCCGATGCAGCCTTAGAGAGACAACAAGTTGCGTCGCAATGTGGTTTAGTTTTAAGAATGGGTCCAGATTGTTACAAGGATAAGGAAAAATTTCCTGAAGGTCCTTGGTGCAAAGAACAACAATGGGTGATGTTTGCCCGTTATGCTGGATCAAGAATAAAAATTGAGGGAGGAGAGATACGTCTGCTAAACGATGACGAAGTTTTAGCAACCATCGAGAATCCAGAGGATATCTTGCATGAATACTAATATCATAGGAGGAAACTATGCCAACTGAAGAAAAAATGGTTGATCTAGATACATCCGGCGAAGGTGCTGTGGTTAATCTAGAGGAACAAAAAGACGAGTCGGTAGTTAATACCGAGGAGCCGAAAAAAGAACAAGTAGAGACGAAACAAGAAGAAGTAATAGAAGAGCCAAGAGAAGAATTTAAAGAAGGATCAGAACCTGAAAAAAAGGACGAAGAAAAATTAGAAGACTATAGCAAAGGAGTTCAAAAACGTATTTCTGGGCTTACCAAACGTATGCGTGAAGCAGAGCGGAGAGAGAAGGCCGCTTTGGATTATGCAAAAGCCGTTGAAAGCAAAAGAAAAACTTTGGATTCTAGATTTGGACAAGTCAATAAAGACTATGTATCTCAATTCGAAAAAAGAGTTAAAGATGGAATGGAGTCAGCACAAAAAGAACTATCCTCAGCGATAGAATCTGGTGATGCTACTGCACAAGTCAATGCTCAAAAAAGAGTTGCTGCATTATCTATTGATGAAGCTAGATTAAATGTTATGAAGGAGTCTTTTCCAGCACAAGAAACACCAGTCAAATTAGAAGACGAAGTGAATCTACCTAGAGAAACCCCATCAGAACTACCTAACCCTGACCCTAGAGCGGAATCATGGGCTGCTAAAAATACTTGGTTTGGACAAGATAGACCAATGACTTTTACTGCTTTTGAGATACATAAAGATCTAGTGGAAAAGGAAGGGTATGACCCAAAATCAAATGATTATTATACGGAAGTTGATAGGAGAATAAGACTTGAGTTTCCGAATAAATTTGATATAAAGGACAGTAATACGTCGGCTAGACCGACGCAAACTGTAGCTTCGGCAAGACGAGTTGTTAGGCCGGGCACAAAAACTGTGAAACTCACATCATCACAGGTAGCAATAGCTAAAAAATTAGGTGTGCCACTCGAAGAATATGCGAAACAATTAAAAATCACGAAGGAGGTATAAGCATATGGAAAATGAAAATAAAAAAACTTCTCGTGCGAACCAATCTAGGTCTAAATCTGAAAGACCAAAGGTATGGGTTCCACCGTCATCTTTAGATGCACCCCCTGCACCTGATGGATTCAGGTACAGATGGATAAGAGCCGAGGTAGCCGGTTTCCAAGATACGAAAAACATAACTGGACGATTAAGAGAAGGTTATGAATTAGTTCGTGCCGAAGAAGTCGAAAATGCAGGTGACTATCCAATTCTCGATGAAGGGAAATACAAGGGGGTTATCGGAGTTGGAGGCCTTCTTCTTGCGAAGGTGCCGATTGAGATCGCACAGCAACGTCAGGACTATATGGCTAACCGTCATAGAGAAAAGACAGAAGCAATAAATAACGATCTTATGAGGGAGCAAGATAGTAGGATGCCTATCAATGTTGATAGACAATCTCGTGTAACCTTCGGTGGTACAAAGAAATAATTTTTTAGTTATTTCTCGGGTTAATCCCTATCATCGATTTAATAATAATCAGTCTATGGAGACATAGACACAAGGAGAAACAACATGGCAAATAGAAACACACAAGGTTTTGGACTTATTCCTGCTGGTATGCTCGGACAAACTCCGGCTACACAAGGCTTAGGTAAATACAAAATCGATGCTGGTTATGCTACTACAATCTACAATGGTGGTGCTGTGAATTCTGCTGCTGGTTATATCACAGAAGGTCAGGGAACTGACACTGCGATTATCGGTGTATTGAATGGAGTATTCTACAACGCGGCGACAACTTTAAAGCCGACGTTTGCGAATTTCTACACTCAAGTAACCCCAGCAAACTCAGAAGACATAGACGCTTTTGTATATGATAGCCCAACACAGCAATACGTAGTATCAACTGATGCTGCGGTAGCTCAATCCGGTTTTCTAGAAACGTACGACATGAACACTTCAGCTGGTAGCAATATCACTGGTAAGTCTTCAGCTACACTAGACATCGGCGACACAAGTGCGGATGCTGCCACATTCAGATTGTTAAGAACTGCAGAAGATCCTGAGAACGAGGATATTACTGCTGGTTTTGCATCTGTAGTGGTTGTTCCAAACTTGATTGAACTACAATCATAATCTGAATAGGAGATAAATTATGGCAATATCAAGATCACAACTAGTTAAAGAACTAGAGCCAGGATTGAATGCACTATTCGGCCTGGAATATAAGAGGTATGAAAATCAGCATGCTGAGATTTATACTACAGAATCATCTGACAGAGCTTTTGAAGAAGAAGTAATGTTAAGTGGTTTTGCAAACGCGCAAGTAAAAGCAGAAGGTGCAGGAGTCTCTTTTGACGAAGCACAAGAAACTTTTACAGCGAGATACACTCACGAGACCGTAGCTCTAGCATTTGCTATCACGGAAGAAGCTATCGAAGATAATCTCTACGATAGACTAGCTTCTAGATACACAAAAGCTTTAGCAAGATCTATGAGTAACGCTAAACAAGTAAAAGCAGTGGAGCCTTTAATTAATGGACTACCAAATGGTTCATTTAATACAGGTGACGGTGTGACTTTGTTCAACGCGTCTCACCCGACAGTAGCAGGAACGTTTTCAAACACGTTAGCTACAGCGGCGGATCTTAACGAAACTTCATTAGAACAGTCGATGATTGACATCGCGGCTATGACTGATGAAAGAGGTCTAAGAGTTGCAGCAAGAGGAGTAAAAATGATTATTCCTTCGGAGCTTCAGTTTACAGCTGAGAGATTGATGAAATCTCAAGGTAGAACTGGAACAGCTGACAATGATATCAACGCAATCGTATCAATGGGTATGGTTCCTCAAGGTTATAGAGTGAACAACTACCTAACAGACACAGATGCGTTCTATATCTTGACAGACGTACCTAACGGTATGAAAATGTTCAATAGAGCACCATTAACGACTGCAATGGAAGGTGATTTCGACACTGGCAACGTAAGATACAAAGCTAGAGAAAGATACTCATTTGGAGTATCAGACCCTAGAGGTATTTTCGCGTCACCGGGTGCGTAATAACTAATTAAGAAGGGGGCTTTCGGGCCCCCTTTTTTTATGGTAGAAAGATAACAATCATGAAAACATTTCGCATACAAATAAGAGCATATGGTTATTATGCTGACTTCAAACTTACGTCTGAAGACAACAGCCAAGCTTTTGAAAATGAACTAGTTGACAGACTAGGAAAAAATGATATTGTATGGGAAAAAGATGGATTTATTGACCATCGAAAACTATGGCTAACTTACGAGGAGATCATAGATGCAGACACAAGTAAGAGACCTTTACAAAACGAAGAGGAGTCTCGAGACAGAGTGGGCGGTGCAACAGCGTGATAACCAAAGGTATACTTTGGACATGGTCAGAATTGACAATAAAATCAGAGAAGTTGTTAATCAGATCAAGCAGGAAGAAGCTAAAGTAGCTAATCTTGTTAATAAAATAGAGGACGCAGCACCCAAAGTTTCCGTAGCTACTTAGTAAAAAGCTACATCTTGGATAAATATCAAACCATATGACGGGCTCTCTTGCACTCTATTAAAAATAAGAGTATAAGTTCCTTACTGTATAATTATAAAAGATCATAGACGCATACAGTCGACGGCCTAGAGACTATGATCTGTAAACTAGGAGGATAATAATATGGCAAAAACAACGTTTTCAGGACCGGTGATTTCCAAAAATGGATTTCAAAATACGGGACCTGGTATGACAGTTAGCTTAACAGCTGACACAACTTTGACAGTTGCTGCACACGCAGGTAAAATATTACTTTGCAATGACGCTGATGGTAAATTTACTTTACCGAGTATCAATGTAAATGCTAATGGTGGTACCGCAGGTGACAACGACTTCAACAACCTAAACAACATCGGCGCAACTTTTCACTTTTATGTGGAAACAGCTGCAACTGATATGGACATCTTAACAGATGGCACTGACAAGTTTAAAGGTGCAATCTTAATTGGTGTAGATGATGGTGCGAAAAAAGCTTTCGTTCCAGCTGCAACCAATGATGTTATTACTATGAATGGTTCTACAAAAGGTGGAATCGTTGGTAGTATCGTATCTTTCACAGCGATTGATACAGCTACATACTTAGTTCACAATTCTTTATTGATTGGATCAGGTACAATAGTAACACCATACGCAGACGCGTAATAAGTAATTAGTGTGGGGCTTCGGCCCCATACTTAAAATTTAAGGAGAAAAAATATGGCAACATCAGACCAACAGTTTTCTACAAGAACTTCTGACGGTAGATTTGGTAGAGCAACAGACGCTTCAGGTTCATTTATTGGACCAGCTAGAATAACTTATATTCAAGTTGAAGGAGTGGCTAATAGTAATATCAAACTATATGATGGAACAGATGCAACAGGTGCTTTAGTATTCGAAGGTAATTGCGGAACTGAAGGACTGGACATTTATGTTCCAGGAAGCGGTATCAGATGTAGAACTGGAA